CCATCGACTGCTGGGGCTGGTCAGCCAACAGCGCCAAGCCACCGTGGAACCAGGCGAACAATCTTGCGGAAGCAATCCGTATGGCGTCCTTCGACTACGACAACGCTGGACGCCTGCTTTCACTGCCTGGAAGTTATCCAGACGCACGAGTGAAGTCGGTGTACCTGACGCAGGAACCACGACGTGTGCCGGACGATGCCGGATCGTTCGCGCATTACCAGTTCGACATGTATTGCGGATGGATCGAGATCCCGGCATGACACAGCGCTGGATACTCGTCGGCCTGGTGTCGAACGAAGCCATCAGCCGCAACGGCCTGGTCCTGGTGCACGACAACCCGGATGAGCTGGAGTGGCTGTTCTACGGAGTGAAAGTCAAACCGATCGGCGACAACTTCGGTTTGCCAACACTCCCGATTAGAGAACTTCCAGAGTTTGAGGGGGTGCACTGGCCCATCCGCCGTAGTGAGTTCCGCGACTACACAACAAGAACGCGAGAAAGGTAAACCATGAGCCTGACCGTAACCAACCTGATCCAGGGTCCGGCGCGGATGTACTACGGCGATGTCGGCGCGTCCGAGCCGCTGGCTTCCGCAGCCATGAACACCACGCCGCCCACGTCCTCGTGGAACGAGTTCGGCTTCACCACGGACGGCATCGCTGTCGCAGTCGAGATGGACTGGGAAGAGATGACCGCCGACCAGGTGCCGGATGTGCTCGGCTACCGCATGTCGAAGCGTGCGGCCAAGGTGACGACGACGGTTTCCGAACCGACGTTGGACAACCTGAAAATCATCATGAACGGCGGCACCATCACGTCGGGTTCCGGCGTCCGGCAGTACACGCCGGACAACAGCGACACGGCGTACCGGCCCACACCCAAGGCAATCCTCGTGGACGGCGACGCGCCGGACAGTGCTGCGGGTGCACGCAAGCGTCGGCGGGTCATCATCCGCAAGGCGGTCAACATCGGCAACATCGAGGAAGCCCGCAAGAAGGACGAGAAGGCGGGCTACGAAGTAGAACTCGCCGGGCTGTACGTGTCCGACACGATCGAGCCCTTCATCTACAACGACCAGACCTGATCCGACTTCATCCAGTGAAATCATGGGCCGTGGTTGCAGCAAGGACGTAGCCACGGCCCCGTTGTAAAAAGTTCAATACCAAGGAGACAGCAAGATGAGCGACATCAACGACATCAACAGCGCGACCACTGACGAGCCCGGCGTGAAGGATCTGCTGCGGGTCAAGAAAGCCAAGAAGAACAAGAAGATCGAGATGGAGCCGTTCGCCATCGTGGAAGGCGACGATGGTGAAGAGACCACCCTGTCGATCCCGAAGAAGGTCACGTCGCAGGTTGCGGTGAAGTACCTGCGCGACATCCGCAACGTCGGTGCGGAGGTTGCCATGTCCAACGCGATGTACTCGCTGCTGGGTGCGGAAACTCTGGAATTCATCGCCACCACCGAGCTGGAAGACGATGACGTGGTGGAGCGACTGATGGGGGAGGTTCGCACCCGGCTGATGGGGGCCATGGAGAAGATTCAGGGAAATGGCTGAGCCGAGCGGCGCAGATCCTTTGGGTCATCGATCATCTGGATGACTTGGAGTCCGACTTCCTCGCCATCTACCGCATCAAGGACTGGCGAAAGTTGGACGCCCCAAAGTTCTTCCGCTTGGCGTACCGGTGCAGTGCATACCCCGGAGTCATGTCCACCCTGATCCAGGCACAGCAGAACGAGAAGAACGGCGGCGGCAAGTACGCACCGATCGGGAACGGGCAACCGGCCAAGCACGTCGAGGCAACACAGGGCAACCTGAAGCACCATCCAGCGTTCGCCGGGGTGATTTCAAAGTATCAAGGAGACTGACGTGGCAGGCTTCGGCTTCCAGGTAGCTAAGGGCTTCGTCGATGTGGTGACGAAGGTCGACAAGAAGAACGTACGCAGGGAAGCCGATGGCATCGTCCGGGACATCAACGGGCGGCTGCACGATTCGGAGGGAAGGTTCCTCGCGTCGGGTTTCCTAGCGGGTAAGGGATTCAGTAGTGGCTTCGGCAAGGGGGCCACTACTGATGACCATCGCAGTCTGTTCAGCCGCGTACTGGGCAAGTCGATGCGGTTCGCGGGCAAAGCTGCGGGCAAGGTGTTCGGACTCGGCTTCAAAGTCGCAGCGATGGCAGCGTTGGCGAACACGGCGTCAAGCATCATCGCGCCGTTGCTACCGGCCATCGCACAGGTTGCCGGTGGGCTGGGCGCTCTATTGCCCGCTGCGGCGTTCACGGGTGCTCTGGCCATGGTCACCTTCAAGATGGCGTTGTCGGGCGTTGGTGACGCTCTCAGTGCCGGTTTGAAGGGTGACACCGAGGGACTGGCCAAGGCGATGGAGTCCATGTCGCCTGCGGGTCAGAAGGCGGTCAAGGCGATCCTCACGCTGAAGCCGCAACTGGACAAGTTGAAGCAGACGGTTCAGCAGAACTTCTTCGCACCGTTCGTCAACGGGTTGAAGCCGCTGTTGTCCACGTACTTCCCGCAACTGTCGGCACAGTTGACCGTCACGTCGTCGGACTTCGGCAACATGGTCGCGGGCATCATGAAGGTTCTCCAGACGCCTGCTGTCGTGGACAGCCTGTCTTTCAGTTTGATGAACGCAGGCGATGCCATCCACAACGTAGCGGCCGGTGTTCCTGGTCTGGTGGCTGGCTTCGTTCCACTGATTGAAGTCGGTTCGTCGTTCCTGCCTCAACTGACCGCTGGCTTCAGTGGGCTGACTTCCAAGTTCGCGGCCTTCATGACACAGGCAGCGGCATCGGGTCAGTTGAAGACCTTCATCCAGGGCGCGTTGGACATGATGAAGCAGTTGTTCACGTTCCTCGGACAGGTCGGCTCGATCTTCAGTTCCATCTTCGGTGCGATGCAGGCGAGTGGCGGCAACCTGCTCGGCACCATCGGAACGTTGGTGGGCCAGTTCGCTGCGTTCCTGAAGACAGCGCAGGGCGCGCAGATGTTGCAGTCCATCTTCGGTGTCCTAGCGCAGGCGGGTCAGTTGTTCGGGCAGGCGTTCGCTTTGATCCTGCCCATCGTCGCGCAACTGGTGACGGTGCTTGCAGGTCCATTCTCGGCAGTGTTGGCCATCGCTTCGAACTTGTTGTCCGCACTGGCTCCCACGATTGAAATGGTTGGAAACGTACTGACGAGCGCGCTTGCGGTGGTGCTGCCGGTCATCACCGACTTGCTTGCTGTACTCATGCCAGTCGTCGCACAGCTCGCCAGTGTGCTGGTGTCTGCGCTTGCCCCGGTAATCGGTGTCGTCGCGCAGGTGTTCGCCACACTGGTGCCGATCCTGACGCCGATCATCATGATGTTGGTGAACGCGTTGATGCCCATCATCACAGCGTTGTCGCCAGTAATCACCGTGCTCGCTGCGGTCATCGGGCAGATCCTCGGTACCGCACTTCAAGCCATCATGCCGCTGTTCCAAACGCTGCTGCCGGTTATCGCGCAACTGGTGACCACGCTGCTTCCCGCACTGATCCCCATCATCCAGTTGATCGGGTCTCTCTTCCAGGCGTTGATGCCAGCCATCATGCCGGTCATCTCGTTGCTGGCGGACAACGCGGCGAAGACGTTGCAGATGATCACTCCACTGTTGACGTTCGTCGCACAGGCCATCGCGTTCCTCATCACGAAGTTGATTGCGCTGATCGGTCCCATCGTCAGTGCGATCGGTTGGGTTGCCAACTTCTTCAACAAGATGAACGAGATGGGTGCCATCAAGGCGATGTTCGTTGGAGCACTCAACGCGATCCGCAGTGGTGTGTCCACGGCGATTGGATGGGTGAAGAGCTACATCGTGGCGAACATCAACGCGGTGAAGTCCACGTTCCTCGGCATCGTGTCCATCGTGTCCACGGTCATCGGGTTCTTCGCAAAGATCCAAGCGGGCATCGCGGCGAAGATCGCATCCATGATTGCGGCAGTGAAAGCCATCCCAGGCAAAATCAAGTCCGCACTCGGCAACCTCGGCAACCTGTTGCTGAACGCCGGTAAGCAGATCATCCAAGGTTTGATCTCCGGTGTGACCGGGATGATCGGCAAGTTGAAGGACAAGTTCAGCAGCATCACGAACATGATCCCGGACTGGAAGGGTCCGATGACCGTCGACATGCGCCTCCTGGAGCCTTCAGGCAAGGCGTTGATGGGCGGCCTGATGACAGGTGTGGCCAAGCAGGTTCCGGCCCTTCAGGGACAGCTACAGGGCATCACAGCAGGTATCCCCAACATGGTCGGCGGCACGACACCGCAGCCGGGTATGGCGGCATCGATGGGCGCGGTGACGATCCAACAGTTGGTGGTCCAGATCAACACGCCGCTGAACCTTAAGACGAAGGACGAGAAGCGCAAGTTTGCGGGCGAGATTTTCGACGCAGTTGAGTCGTACAAGAAGGAGTACCGCTGATGGCTTACGGGACAGTGACCATCGGTCGTCTTGTAGTCCGTGAAAATTTCGTGCTGCAAGACGCTGTCGATGCGAGCAACGGTGAACGGTCCATCTCGTTGTCCGGCGAGGAAGCGAGCCCACCACTCACGCTGGCCATACTGAAGCAGCGGGCCGAAGACATGATGGGTATGCGCGGGATGTTCCTGCCCGTGGTGTTCACGAACAAGACGGATCACAACGGGTACTACATGGTTGCCGACGTCAGTGCGGACATCACCAACTGGAACAACGACATCGCCAAGTTCGCGTGGACCATCAAGTTGCAACAGGTCGGCGCGGACAACAACGTCGATGTCGAATCCAGGTTGGGGAACATCGCGCGGCAGAACGACTTCAGCAACGTCGGTGAACGCTGGCACGCACCGAGCATCGGTCACTACGGCTACTACACGGGTGCCACACAGCCATCGCGTTTCAACCGGATCAGTTCAGACGGCACGGTCATCGTGTATCGCGGTGTGCCTGCTGTTAACCCACGATGGGGTTCAGCGGTCGGAAACTACATGGCTGGACGTTCGCGCATCGTGGTGACCGGTGTGGAGCGCAGTGGAACGAACCTGCCCATCGGTGCGCTGGATTGGGAAATCAACAACGGCCTGGTTCGCGTCACGCCGAACAACAACAGCACGGGCTACCTCAACGTGTCGTCGTGGTCTAGTGGCAGCAGCACATGGCAGACGAAGCTGTTCCGTGTCGGTGTCACGTCCGGCAACTTCATCCAGACAGTCGACGGCGCAACGGTTCTACGTAACGACGCGGAGATGGTGACGCTGCGGTTGACGAAAAACTTCGCCATCTTCGGCGAGGTGGGCCGGGCAACACTGGATCTCACCCTGCGGCGTGGAAGTCGTGTCGTGGAGGGATACCTGCAACGTGGCGACCAGGCGAACGAACTGAAGGTCACGCTGTTCACCGGAGAGAACTACACCAACTCAAGTTCGGGCTACGTGTACGCGACTTCCAACGATGTGAACGGGAACAAGTTCGTGATGGGTTCGGCACGCAACTTCACGCCGCACGCGTCTGGTGGTGTCGTTCGCAGCAACACGCGAGTTCTGGACTTCTTCATTGCAACTTCAGTTGGTGGAAGCGCGGCAGTGGACGGCGACCAGCCGGACGACCTGTATGCGCAGTACGTGTCTTCCTCTTCTGAATACACGATGGGGGTCCGTCGATGACGATCAGCGAAGTGAAGCAGGCGTTGGGATCGTGGTCCGTGCGCCTGCGTTCCGACACCCCCAGAGAGGCGCTGGACGCCCTAACGTACTTCGGGCACATCGCTGTACTACCTGGACGCCAAAGCATCGCCACGTTGGGCGACAACATGCTTGCTGCGGCACGGTACGTCGGAGTGCTGACCGGGCGAAGCGATGACGACGACATCGAGCTGACCGGCTCGGGTATGCCGTACTGGCTTGGAGATGGTGAAGACAAGGGTTACGTCATCGAGACGGCCATCAACTTCGCGGCCGAAACGTTCGCCAACACAGTGCGGGATCTGCTCCCGCCAAGTGTGGTCGAAGGGACTCTTCACGCAGTCGCCGGAACGTACACCGGACAGCATCAGTGGCAGACACCACGAACCGCGATTTCCTATGTCACGTCTAGCTTTGACGCTGAATGGAGGGTCAACGGTGACGGCACGCTGGACGCTGGCGAAGTCGAAGACCTGTATGTAACCGACCCTGTAACCATTCTTGTAAAGAAGAATGTAGGTCGAGACCTAACACTGAACGGCATCCAGGGCGACATGGCGCTTGCCACGGACGTCCAGGACTACACCACGCGCGTCGTGTTGCTGGCCGAAGGTGAAGGTGCGTCGATCGCAACCGGTGACGCTGATGCAGTGCTGGTGCCGTACAAGGATCTGTTCGGCAACGATGTCGTAATCACGCGCATGGTTTCCGAAAGTGAAACGAGCAACGGCAATGCCCATGCTCGTGCGCAGTTGGCTCTCAATAGGTTCAGCGGCAAGCGGCAGGCGGTAACCCTCAACGCCGACGAGTACGACATCAAGGGTGACTTCGTTGTCGGGGACTACGTGTACGTGTATGACCCGGATACTGGCTTTGTAGAACCTACAAACGAAGTCCAGTTCCGGGGAACCGTGCTGAACCCGATGGCGCTGCGGGTCATCGAGATGTCCTACCCCGTCGAAGCCGGTTGGACAGTGGCGTTCCGCGACATCGACGGCAACTGGTTCGACTTGTCGGACTACTACATCACTGAGTCCGGACAGTCCCAGATCGTCGTAGGCGACTTCAACCAGTCGTTGAGCGGTATCGGTAGCCAGCCGGTAGGTTCGCGTCCCAACGGGGATTCCAGCGTGCCTGACGCACCATCGCTGAACACACCCTTCACCACGACGAGCTACCAGAGCAGCAACGGCGAGACGAAGGCACGCATCCTGGTGTCGTGGGATCTGCCGCTGAACACCGACGGCAGCACGATCCTGGACGGTGACTACTACGAAATTCGTTACCGCGTAACAGGAACGACCGACTACCAGTACCAAAGTGTCGCGTTCGACCAGACGAATTACCTGTTGCAAGAACTCACATGCGGTGTCAGCTACGACATCAGTGTGCGCGCGGTTGACCTCAACGGGAACAAGGGTGCCTTCAGTACGACGGCGGCAACGGTGGCATCCAGCGACAGTGTCGCGCCGTCAACGCCCGCACCCCCAACGGTCGCCGGTTCCACGTTGCAGATCCAGGTTGCGCACTCGCTGGGTAAGTCAACAGGCGGCACGTTCAACCTGGAGTCCGATCTCCATCATCTGAATGTGCATGTAGGAACTTCAAGCGGGTTCACACCAAGCGCGGCGAACTACGTCGGTGCCATCGCAGCCAACGCGGGGAACCTGCTCCAGTCGGTAGCTGTGTTCGGGAACTTCCCCATTGCGGACGCGACAACGCGATGGGTGAAGGTCATCGCAGTTGATGCCAGTGGCAACGCGTCTGCTGCATCATCGGCGGCTTCGGTTACCGCAGTGCTGATCGACACGGCGAACATCGCAGACCTGGCTGTCACCAACGCGAAAATCAACGACCTGACGGTGTCGAAGATTACGGCGGGAACAATCTCGTCCAACTGGATTCTCGGCGCGAACATCAGCACGGCAACGTCGGGTGCGCGCGTCCAGTTGAAGCCGAGCGGTATGGAGGCGTACGACACCGGCGGCAACAAGACCGTCGACATCAAGTCTTCAGACGGTTCTGTGAACATCATCGGCGCGTTCCAAACCGGTGTCGCGGGACATCAGCGCATGGTGATGAACCCGGAAGAGCCGTGGTCGACGCTGTACTTCTACCCGTCCAGTGGTGGTGACTTCGCGTTCGTCAACTTCGTGGACCCTGGTAGTGGTGCGGCAGAAATCTTCGGATTCAACTCCGCACAGTTCACCAACTCCGTCACGGGCCATACCAACCGATCCAACATGCGGCTCGGTGCCCACATCAGCCTGTACCAGTACCGCTCGTCCACACAGGCCATCGAGGGTAACTACCTATATATGGACGAGAACCTTTGCTACCTGTCGCACCTGACGTCGGCTTCACCAGGTGTGTCGGATGCAACGCTTCGACTATCCGCAAACTCCGCAAGTCTTGTGGTGGACGGTGAGTCGTCGTTGCTGCTGTCGTCAACCGGCGCGCACCTGAGTGTCGATGGTGGCGGGCAACTTCGGATCGACAACAGCGTGGTGATGATCGCCGGTACGTGGCCGGGCTTCGTGTCGGCCGATCCGGATGATGCGTTGTTCGTGTGTGAGTTGCTGTTCTCCAGTGGCTCAAGTGGTGGCAGCGCAACGTACGGCGCAACGATGTCGTCAACGATGTCCCCTACGGTCACCATCCAGGACTCCAACAGTTGGAGTTTGGACAGCAGCACGTTCACCGGGTTCGCGTTCAGTTGGGCCGGTACGGGCAGCCACGAAGTTCACATCGCAAGTTGGAGGATTCCGTGAGCGACTACCAAATCTTCAATGTCGAATACCGCGATGACGTCGCGTCGGTGCCGGTCTACTGCATCGACTACACGAAGCCGGACGGCACACACCATCGGCACATCACCCCACCTGAAGCGCTGGCGTGGCGAGCTGCGGAGTACGACATCGACCCTGCGGACGTCGACACGCTGATCGACATCATCGTGCACGAGGTATTCATCCCCGATCCGACGAAGCCGTGGAACCGCAAGACCGATGCTGCTGTGAAGAAGGGGATGCTGCGCAAGGGTGGTGCTCCGGTAACCCTCGCCAACAGCACGTCGGCAGTGGAAGCACGTGAAGCACACATGGCCCGTATTGAGGAAGTGAAGAAGACACGGAACATCACGAAGGCTTCGGCTACCAAGTTGCAGGCGATGAAGAAGCCAGCCGACGCGGACGTGTTCGCTGTGATCCGCAAACGTGGAGTCGATCCCACAGTGGTCCAGTCGATGCGGGTTGAAGTTCAGAAGATGAAGTCCGCGTTGCTGAACGCGCCGCCTCCTGGTGCTGCACCCCAACCCAAGGGCGCAACTGGTCCTAGATAACCTCAGACACAGAACGCCCCACGGACTAAGGGAGAGTCATCCGTGGGGCGTTCGCTATGGGGCCTGATTCAGCCGTACAAAGTCGATCAGGCGTTGGCGGCACTCGTGGGTGGGGGACCGGGCTTCGGATCCTTAGCGGCCTTCTCGTCGGTTGCGGTGTCGATCAGGCTGGAATCGGGGCGGGGCTCGTCAACCTGAAGTCCAACGGGTTCGTCATCTTCGGGCGTCAGTGCGGTCACCTTCGCGTTGAGTTCCGCGATCTGCCCCACTGCGTTTTCCAGTGCGGTATCGAGCGCCAGGTTCTCTTCCTGGAGCCGCGACACCAGTTGCTTGTAGCGCTTGATGACACCAGCCGGATCGACATCGACGGTGATGTCCTGGCCGGTACGTGGTGCGGGTGCGTGCGAGTGACCGTGGTCGCCGGACATCAGTTGTTATCTCCACTCGTGCCGATGGAAACGTTCAGGTCTTCGCCGGTCAGTGCCGACAGCTTGGCGCGCAGCTCTGCAACCTCGTCCTGCAAGGTGTCGGCGGCGGCCTGAAGGTGCGCGTTCTCGTTGACGACGCGGCGGACGATGTTCATCCACTTCTCGTCGGCGTTGGCCATGATGGTGCGAAGGTCAATCTTGACTTCGCCATCGGGGTTCGGCATCGGTGTGTCTCCTTGTTTCAGTTGGTTAGTTTGGTTGCGATGGCACGGTATCGGTCCAGCACGTCGCTGGCGAAGACCTGTCGTTGCTGCGGGCCGAACGTGTAGTGCGACACCAGCGAGTTGCCGATGATGATGTTCGGGTGGTCGATCTGCTTCGGCTGGTGCACGCTGTGCCAGTTCTCTTCCTCGTCGGGACGAAGAACGCCGGGCTCGGGAAGCTTCGCGTACATGTCGCCACGTGATGCGAAGTACGACACCGAGAACTGCTGCCCTACGCGCAACGGCATGTCCTGGTACAGGTACACGTCCTGCGGCTTGCCGGATTCAATCTTGTCCAGAAGCAGGTTGTGAATCTTCACCGCGAAGTCGCCGTTGGCCCACCCCATCGAGTCCATGCAGAACGGCTCACCCACGACACCGAACTCCGTGGGGATGATGCCGCACTGCTGGAGGTACCACGACGTGATGGCGTTGTTCCAGCACAGGCCGAACAGCGCAACGGGATCGGGCATCTCGATGCGGGCGCGAACCAGGTTCTCGATGGCGTTGCTGTGGACGTACACCAAGTCGTCATCGAGCCGGACGTAGATGGTGTTCACGTCGGTCATGTACTGGTAGAAGTAGCCGGTGTTGCGCTGCTTCGGCGTACGGCGCGGCATGCCGTTGGGACGGTCCTTGGTCTTGATGAACTTGTGCGACTTGGCAAGGTTGTAGCCGTACCGCAGATCACCCACCTGATCCGGATCGGTGTTCAGGCACAGCCACCACTCATCGATGAGGCCGATCTCGTGATCCCGTCGCATGTATTCGGCCAGGATGCTGATCGTCTTCTCGCGTCCGTAGGGAGTCCAAGCGACCACCCTTTTGCCGTCGATCATCGGTTGCTCCCCTTGATTGGATGTTTTGAAAGGATGAGTTCGCGTGCCTTGTCGGTCAGGTCGAGACCGGCGTTGATGCTGTCCTGGTGCAACTGACCGGGGTGCATCACGTAGTAGTACGTCGGCTGGGTGACGACGCCGTAGTTCGTGAAGCCGTGTTTGAAGACCTCGATCCAGAAGGCCCAGTCTTCCTTGTAGCCGAACGAGCCGGGCAACGACACGTCCAGTGGGTAACCGCGAACCGTCGCCCACACATCGCGGGGAATCAGCGCGTAGTTCACCAACGGCGGGTAGACGAGGAAGTCCTCCAACACGACATCCGTGCGGGAAGCCTGAACCACGTTCTCGCCACCGACCTGTTGCGCGTAGGTGACAACCCAGTCCTTCCCCGTTTGAAGAAGTTGAACGCACCTGCTGATGCAGTCCAACCGGAGGAAGTCGTCGGCGTTCATCAGGAACACCGCATCGCAACCGTCGTTGAACGCCATACGCACAGCACGGTTCAGTGAGGCGGGCCAGCCGTAGCGAACCTTGTTACGGGCGAGCTGGTGATACCAGGAAGGCCGGTTCAGCAAGAACTCAAACGTGCCGTCGTCCGAAGCGTCATCGCAGATGTACGTCTTCACTGGATGAAGTTGCGCACCCAACGTCGTCAGGCAGTTCTCGATGTACGGCAGCACGTTGTACGCGGGGACAGCGACACCGATCTTCATCGCCCACCACCAAGCACACGTTCCCACTGCGGTGCGAGTGATTCGGCAACGAACTGTGTCGCCTGCACACGAGCACGTTCGCCCATCTCGCGCCGTGCGTCTTCATCTTCTACAAGCAGACGCATGTACTTGCCCCACTCGTGTTCCTGCTTGACAATGAAGCCCGTCTCGCCGTGACGAACGAAGTCGCGGTACGGACGGATGTCGCTGGCGATGATGGGGATACCGAGGAACGCAGCCTCCAGGGCCTTCGTAGCGCCCTTGGCGTGGGTGTAGGGGGACCGGTGGTAGGGCGCAAGCCAAACGTCGAAGTCGATGTACTTCAGGTACTCCAACGTGCCTGTCACGAAATCGGTCGCCATGAAGTCCGTCTTCAGGATCGGCTTCAGCACTTCACCGGGAACGCCGACCGTGTGCAGTACGACGTTCGCCTTGGTGCGATCGAGGAACCGTGCGATCTGTGGTGCCGCCATGCGCAGGCCGGGCATCGACCCCTTGGTGCACGCGTACCCCAACGTGATGTGCTCGTGCTGCGGACGCTGCCAGTTCAGAACTTCAGCAGGCAATCCGTTCGGGATCATCACCACGTTGGAGTTGTACGCGGACATCTGCTCGGCAAGAACATCGCTGCACGCCGTGACGACATCAGCGATCTGGATGTTCTCCATGATGTGTGCCTGTGTGTCGGTGCGATTGTAGAAGGTGAAAGACTCTTCAAACTCCGCGTCGATGTTGAAGTAGTCGTCATCCACGTCGTACACCAGCCGGTTGTTGCGCTTGGCAAGTTCGGCCCACATCTGCGAAGGGCCGTCCTTGGACACACGCTGACCCACGACCGTCGCGTCACGCACCCATGACGGCACGACCATCAGGCTGACTTCGCTGGTGTGATTCAGTTTGGACAACGCCGCCGAAGGCGTGTGCATCCGATAGAACGCACACCCTCCCTCGTCGGCAGCCCACCAGAACAACTTCATGCGTCGACACCACGAATGACACGCGGGCGGAAGTCCTTGTGCTGCCAATCGACAAGCCAGTTCTCGGCGTACCAACGAACCGTCTTGTAGATACCGGCGTCGAGCTGCGTCAGGTCACCGACCGACATGCCGATGTTCTCCAACGTGCTGGTGTCGGCGGTTACCTGCGCACCGGGGATCTCACCGGGACGCATCGGCAGATGAATCAGGCCGACTTCGTTGCCGCCGTTGAACTCCATCGCGTGCTTGATGACGAGCTGCGCGACCTCGTTGACGGTGTGGTGTTCAGCCGGACCACACTCGACCGGATCGTCAAGCACGGTGCCGTTCGCTGCGTACTCAAGCGCCTTCACCAACGCTTGCGCACCATCGCGTACGTGCACCATGTCGGACACCTGGTTGCCGTCGCCGTAGACCTCGATGTCCTGACCGGTCAGCGCACGGCACACGAACGCAGGCGTGATCTTCCGGACCTTGGCGGGACCGAACGGCGGGGCGACGGACTGACGTGGGCCGTACGCGTTCACCAGACGGACGACGTTGGCCTTCGTGCCGCGTTCCTTGTTGAACATCTTCACGAAGCGCTCGATGGTCGTCTTGCTGATCGAGTAACTGTTGTTCATCCAGTGGTTGCCGACACCGATGTAGACGCCGGGGATGTCGTACTGCGTGATGGACTCCAGGAAGTTAAGTCCACCCTCGATGTTCGTCTTCGTCGCGGGACGTGGGTTCTGGATGGTCTCCTGCGTACCGAGGCACGCGGCCAGATGGATGATGCCGTCTGTATGCGCGGCCAACTCAGCCATCGCAACTTCATCCCGCACATCACCGAGCATCACAGTCACGTGGTCGTATTCGGCGTACTTCGCGCTGATCTCGCGGGGAAGACGCCCCATGTGGTCGAACACCATGACGGAGTGACCACGTTCTACTGCTGTCTCGATGACGTGTCCGCCGATGAAACCAGCGCCGCCAGTGAGTCCGATCTTCATGTACGAATCTCCCGTTCGTATGGATTAACTTCAGAAGTTGAAACTGTGCACGACGGTCGCGTAGATGCCCTCCACTCCGGTGACGAGAGCGATGCCCCACAACATCCCCGTGAACATCGGCTTACGGATGCCAGCGATGAAGTGTGCCGTAAAGCCCTTCACCGGCGTCGCGCGATGACGAGCAAGACGCGGTACTTCAACGGTCTTCTCGTGGAGGATGGCTGCTGTGGTCATGGGGCTGTCCCTTCGTTGCGGACATCTAGGATGGGGCGTACGTACACCCTACTACGGAGTATGACTGAGGTGGCTCGATGACAGGCAGTGGCACGAAAGCCAGAGCAGTACGCGGTGTTACCGATGACAAGTGGAAGCGCTTCGGTCAAGCCGCTGAAGCAGCAGGTATCGACAGGTCGAAAGCGTTGCGGGACTTCATCGACTACTTCATCGGTGACGTCAGTGAACCACTGGAGCGACCGGGCACATGAAGAAGGGCACACCGGGGAGATGTGCCCTTCACCTTCAAACGCCGTCCGCGAACAGATTACGCGACGACCTTCCTTCGCTTCGACTTCAGGACACCCTTGGACGCACGAGCCTTCTTGCGGGCAAGTCGTTCCTTCATGCACGTACCGCAGTAGCGACGCGACTTGCCTTCGTCTGGATCAAATACATAGCGGGTGTTGGAGAAGGTGAACAGGTGCCCCTCGTCGCAGTGCGTACCGGTCTGCTCATCGCCGGACGGCAGCTTCATACGGCGGCGAAGTTCTGCGTACGTCATCAGGTCCAGGTGCGACGGACGAACACAGTTGACGTACATGCAGCCGTCCCCGAACAGGTGCCCCACCACGTGACGCCGACGAAGCCGTCTGTGGTTGATCTGCTCCCACAACCAGCGGGATGCACACCGGGACATGCCCTCCCACCAAATCTGCCCGTAGCCGTTCGTTGAGGCGGCACCGAGCCACAACCAGCAGCCGGACTCTTCGTCCTTTACGACGTTCGCGTTGACTTTCAGCAGCACGTACCGTCCAGCGGCGTTGTCGGAATTGAAGTTCTTGAAACGCGGGATCACGAACCCCTCGTTGCGGATACGACCACTCATCACCACACCCACTTTTCAGCGATGTAAGACAGCAGCATCAACGTTGCGATGGTGAAACCGATTGTCCGCTGGAGCCGAAGCTTGCGTGTTGCCGACATGCCGGGCTTGCGGATGGATTGCGTACGGGGCAACGGGAAGTCACCCTGCGGGGTACTGACCCACGTGCGTCCGTACATGTCGGTGCCGATGACGACACCCTGGGGTCCTTGGGGTTCTGAGCTAGCCTGTGCGTGCACCTTGTGTCTCCTTGGTGTGTAGGGGCGGGCGGACAAGCCGGTGTCGAATCGTTTGCCGCCCGTCCCGTTTACTCGGACGAACCGTCTTCAGTTGGTGAAGTTGCCCAGCCGACGTGGTTACGTCCGCCGGTCACAGGACTCTGGAGCTGAACTTCAACCTGTCCATTCGGATGTGCCTTCGCGTACAGGCCACCGAGGTAGGACTGACCGGGCTCAAGTTCAACTTCTTCAAACTCAGTCATGACGGTGGACTTCCACGTCACCAGACGCTCGACCTGTGCGGCGAACATCCGCAACGTGACTTCGTCCACCTGCTTCGTCGTGGCAAGCCAACCGGCATACCAACCGATCTGCCGGTCGTCCCACACATCCAGCTTGGACAACTCGACCAGTAGCTTGCGTTCGACGTCTTCCTTCGAACCCTGCTTCCACGGATCGGGTCCACGGAACTCGGGATCAGGTTTGGTCATCAGAAGCCCATCCGTGTTGCCTCGTCGTCGTTGAATCCAAGTGCCATGACGCGCGCTCGCCTTGCTACGTTGCGGCCGGTTGACTCATCGACCATCTGGTCGATGCCGGAACGTGGCGGCGGGAACTCTTCGCGGATGGCGGACATCTGTCCTTCAAGCAGGAAGCGCACATGACCGATCGCTGCTGAGTAGGCAACGAAGCGCTCAAGGTCCCAACCCTCTTCGTCCACTGCTTTCAAACGCTCGCTGTAAAACCGGATCTGCTCCACCAACGGCATGTCTTCCGGCGCTTCACAGAACGCTGCTTCAAAGATGCTGCCCTGAACTTCACCTTCGACAACCTGTACCGGGCTGGTTGCTTCGACCTCACGACGCTTCAACTTGCGGACTGCCATCACGCTCTCGCCTTCTCTCGTTGTTCTTCAATCCAGAACGATGCTTCGCCAAGTTCGTCTTCAGTGATGCCACGGTCGCGGAACCAGTTCAGATTGAAACCACCGGGGAACGTCTTCCAGTCGTGCAACCGTTGCTCGATGCTGCCCTTGCGTGGTTCGACCACGGGACGGACCGACATGTGTGTGCCGTTGCGCATCTCGGCTAGACGGGTTTTGAGCGCTTCAGCTTTCTCGGCTTCGTAAGCGGCACGGTCGAAGTAGTCGTCGTCTCTAAGTGGTCCTCCTGGGTGGTGACCTCACGCGCCCGCTGTGCGCCACGTACAGCCTTCTTGGGTACACCACCCTTGGACAGGGCAGGCTTGGCCACCTTGCGGGCGGGAGAGACCTTCTGAACGGGCGACGCTTCGGGGAAGCCAGCCTTCGCACGGGCCTGGTTGATGCGACCCATCTGCGCATCGGTGATCTCGCCCATCTTCACCAAGTTGAAAACCTGCTGTGCGGTCATGTTGACGAACCACGACATCGGCTTGGACTGCTTCGACACGCGGAGGTAGATGACGCCCTTGGTCTTGTCCACAACCTCAACGTCCGCAGGGGGACGGGGAATCTTCCTCACTCCCCTTCTGTGTGGTCGGGGAGTTGAAGGAGTTGCCTCGTTTACGGTGGTTGCGGAGTTAGGTTCGGTGGGAGTTGAGCCGGGGAGGGACAGAACGAAGTGACCGTCACGTCCACCGATACGGCGAGAGGAAACACGGAGGGTCTTACGTGCTGCTTCCAAGGTTCTCTTGCTCATACCTCGTTCGGTGGCAAGCTGCTCGATCTCCTTGGTGGGACGTTCACCGGAAGACAACTCTTCGACCAGAAGACGGATACCTTCATCGACCTTGCTGGACCGGCCTTCGTTGACGGCTGACTTCGGGGAACCGATGTCGAAAGCCAGTACGTGATCCTTCTTGATGTCCTCGTTCTCCTGTCCCCACTCGATGACACCGATGCGTTCGTTCCCTTCCGCTCCAACAGTGCGGTAGGTGAACGAAGCAGGCTTGGTTCCGATGTTGTACTTGTACGTAGTGACAACGAACGACGTCTCTTCGTCGGGCTCTTCCGGGTTACGGCCCAACAGGAACGCGATACGGGCGAAGGCGTCGATGCCAACGGAACCAACACCACGGAACATGGCGGACAAGTCAGTCTTCTGGTTCAGGTGACGCATCATCAGCATCGTGGCACCGATGTCCTGGATGAGTGTGAAGAAGGGTTGCAACACCTTCCGAACCTTGAACGTCGAAGCCAACTCGTCGGCAGCGTTGAAGATGTTCTCGATCGGGTCAACGACGATGTACCGAACCTTCTTCTTCCGGCAGTAGTCCGCCAGCTTGTCGAAGTCCGTCTTCCCGCTGAAGTCACGGATGATAGTCAGTCGGCTGTTGTCCCCTCCCGCACACTCAAACCGCTTGCGGATGGACTGCTCGGATTCTTCGGAGGTAATCCAAAGAACGTTCCGGCAAGCAAGCCTCTTCTTCTGTACTCCCTTCGCTCCCGGCATACGCCGTCCCGTGGTGGCCCTAGCCAACAAGTCACGGGCAACGGTGCTCTTACCGACATCAGGCATGCCCTGGACGATGACCATCTCCCCCTTGGGAAGACGATGGCCCCATGGTCCTGTGGGCTCGACGTAGTCCACGTCCCCACCCTTCGCTTCTAGGATTTCCACTGACGGCTCCCTTACAAGGTGCCTTGCTAGCTGTGACGAAGGTCAACTTACCCCAAGTCTGCAAACTCCGCAACAACCGTCAAGTTGGCAACTCCTTCAACTCCCTGGCTACACACGAACTGCGGGAGTTAGAAGCTGCGGACATGAAGAAGCCCCGTGGTTGTCACAGCTAGGCGGCTTGGCACCTTCGCATCCACGGGGCTTCTACGCTGGAGGGTAGAGGTAGGTCTCCAAGGTCACAAGTTGGGAGGTCAGTCGTGGTCAGCACACGCGGTGGGAAGTTTGGCTATGTTGCACGGTCGCGTCATGATGCGTACAGGGAACTTCGGGCCAAGGGCAACAGCAAGTCCAAGTCCGCAGCCATCGCCAACGAGGGGAGAACGTTCGCGGGACGTAGCTCGATGGCACGCAAGGCAGCTCGCACCCGCAGGCACCGCCGGTAGTTTCAGTCTGTAGAACATCCAAACCAAGGAGACACGATGCAGAAGTCCAAACAGCGGAAGAAGACGAACCACACGTTCCACCTGATCGCCTCGCTGTGCACCTGCGGGGTATGGGCCTTCACCGTCTGGCCGGTCGCGTGGGCATGGAACCGCTTCGGCCCGACGAGGGACGTCGTCCGCCACTACTGAACCGACGAACGATGCAAGGGGTGTCCACGAACACGGACACCCCTTCGTCATGTCTGGACTTCCTACATTCCATGTATCCATGTGTTCTCGTTACGTACGTGATGAACGTGTTGCTTCGTTGTTCTCATGACTTCGTCGACTTCTTCGACTTACATACTGTTGGACTGTTTGACTTACCTGGCGTTTTAGCGTCCGTAGATGCATGCGATTTGGCAACGGTAGGGACGCACGTACGTCACGAGACCGTTCGTGGGAACATCTCGTCACGGGCTCTCGTGAGCCGATGATGTAGCGTGTGCATACGCCGGGGCAAGAATGACTTCGGCACCCCTAAGAAACAGGGAGCTAGGCACATGCGATTCATCCAGGCAGTTGCAAGCGCGGATCAGGTGGACCAGGACGACGCTTCCGTCTTCCACCTGAACTTGGACCATGTACTCCGATTCAGCATCGACCACTTCGACATCAGGGCCGATGTCGCGGACGAGGACCAGCGGTACGTCATCGAGATGCAGACGGCGGAAGAAGCTCCCACCGAAGCGATGACGATGGACGAGCTGAAGATCGAGATGAACCGCTACAAGTATTTCGCCCCGATCACCTTCGACAACCCGTCAGTAGCGCTCGCCTGGCTGCTGAAGTCGAAGGACGCGCACGGTCCGGTCACGTGGTTCGGTGAGCACTACGAAGCGTTGCCATCCCACCGTCACTACTCCATCGAGGTACCGCTGTGGAAGGCGGGCGACTACCTCTTCACGGTGCAACTGAAGTACGGCGTCGTGGACAGTGACAACAACTGGCACGAGCGTGGCGCGGACGAGCAGGAGCACGAGCCGCTGACGGACGTGAAGTTCCACACCCGCAGCATCTTCATCCGTGGCAACGCTGATGAACTTGGTGAAGTCCAGAAGCGGGCAATGCGTGAACTGAAGGTGCTGGCGCAGCAGTGGGCGGATGAGGTTCAGGAACCGGTCAACGGCGGGTTGGTGTCCTTCACGTACACGGAGGACGAGAAGCAGCTTGGCGGTATGAGGTTCGGCGACATGCCGATGGTGCAAGTCAAGCCGTATCTGAAGTCGCGGCTTGAAATCAGCAACGGCACCACACAGGACAGCACCGTGTATCGCGGTGCTGCGAGCGTGATGGACGTCCGCGTCACCGGCGATTCCGTTCCGCACATCAGAGAGGATCACCCGTTGAAGTTGGAAGTTGCATGGAAAGACGGTCAACTGGTCGACGCGATGTCGGTCGTCAACGATCCGGCGCTGAAGGATGTGCTGCTGCAACTCACACCCGAACAACTGGCAGACACCATCGTCGGAATGTTGAAGGCAGAGCAGGATGCGCAGGGGCCAAGCAACGACCTGGAGCGCGCGATGCAGGTGCCGGTGAGCGAAGACGAGATCGGCCAGGACGAGTACGACCACGTTCAGAAGATCCTTGGCCGCAACGGGGTCACCAAGAACATCGTGCTGTCGAAGGCCGACGCGTTGACGTTCCTGAAAGTCATGCAGCGCGATGGACTGCCGGATGCCCTGGAGTTCGCACAGGACACCGTCAAGCCGGACGAGGATGAAGACGGCGTGACCGCGAAGGTCTAACGCCAACAGGTACTGGGTGGCTCGGTTACTGGGGAGTCCGAGCCACCCCACCCATTGAGATGTTCCATACGGCCGTTGGCGCGGCCGGTGATGCAAGGGATGAGGTTACCAAGGTGACTACGACGACGAGCTTTAACAGCGGGTTGGTAACCGCTGCCATCCAGCAGGCCGCTGCGAGTGGCATGACGATCCAGATCAGCGAGACGCAGGACGGCAAAACCGCCCTGACCCTTACCCCTGTCGGAGTGGAGGCTTCTAAGCCGTCTACGGGCCGTACAGCGGTCCGCAAGGTGACACGGCGGGGACTGGTCAAGGACAAGAACCGGGTAACGCGGGATCGGCGGCCGAACGAACTCACCGGACGGCAGTTGGAGATCAACGACTACATCAAGGCGAACCCCGGCGAGGATATCGACCAGATCACTGAAGGCAGCGGTGTCCCACGCGGAACCGTGCAGACGTACCTGCCGGTGTTGCTGCGGGCGATGCTCGTGCGGATGGATGAGAACTTCCGCTACCACCCGGTCATCAAGCCGGTGAAGCAGCGAGGCATGGCCAAGCGAGTGAAGAAGCGGAGTATGTAGAAACTGAAGACGCGAAGAAGCCCGGTCATCCCAAACGAGGGAGCCGGGCTTCTTGCTTTCAGAAGTTGAAAGACGGCGGGTCAGTCTTCCTTGTCGAGTTCGGCGCGAACCTTGTCATCGATGGACTTGTCACGGGGCGGAACCGGAACGCCACCCTCGTTGGTCGGCTGGTCGTCCAGGCCGGTGTGCATGCCGTCAGCCTCTTCGCGCAGACCCTCGTTGTGGCGTTTCTCGGCTTCGGTGGTGTGCTCGGGGTTCAGGTCGATGTCGGGGTTCTGCGGGTCGTTGCTACCCATGCCTGCTCCTTAGTCGTACGAACGGTTGGACATGCACGTTACCCAATCGCGGGACAACCAAACCTATCGACAGTCGGCGGGTAGTTGCGGGTACGGGTTCTGTTCGCGCTTCAGCTTGAAAGCGTTGGCGGCGTCGAGGAAACCTTGCATCGCAACCTGTGTGTCCCCACGGGACTTGGACGTCATGATGGCCGCGACCATCTCGGTCATCTTCTGCTGCTGTTCGCTACTGGCGTCGTTACGTGCGTTGAGTGCGTCGATCAGCGCGGTGTTGACGCGGTACTGGCAGTTCGTCTGCGCGCGTTGTTCGGATTGAAAGTAGAAGAGTTCGGCACCGAAGCTGATGGCGAGCACCAGCAGGCACACGCCCACCACGCGGGAGAACGGCACAGGATCGCCGTTGGAGCCCGGACGACGGCGGGACCAGAGGAACCCGACAACAACCCCCACGACGACGCAGACGGTGCCTACGGCGATCAGGATGTACCAACCCATCGTGTGTTCTCCCATCACTGTTGGATCGGCGGGAAAGTCATATCCATCATTGTCCCCGAACCAAGTTACTTCTTGGTGCTGTTCTCGTCGTCCTTCTTGTACGAAGCGGTGAGCGCACCGACGATCGCCATGAACGCGACGTTCAACTCAGGGGCAGGCTTGTAGTCGGTCACGGCGATAGGGGCGAGCATGTTGATGCCCCACACGATCGTGACCACGGCGATGAGGATGGTCCGGACCCGGTTGCTCACGTGCCCTCCAATACCGAGAGCCAAACTTGGTGTAATCGTTGCACGTGGGTACGACATTCTGATCTTCAACGCAGGGCGTACGTACACTTGGCGCAACGAAGGAGGACGGCATGTTGGTTCTGGCACGGCGTGTGGTCGACGAGGTCATCAGGCACGCGAGGGAAGAACACCCCTTGGAGGCGTGCGGCATCATCGCGGGCAAAATCCAGCCGGTACGTGTTGTGCGGATGGAGAACGACGAAGAGTCCGACACGCGGTTCACCTTCAACGGGCCGGAGCAGCTACGGGTGTGGAAGGACGTGGAGATTCGCGGGGAAAGAATCCACGTCGTCTATCACTCGCACACAGGGCGGGACGCATACCCCAGTGACATGGACCGGCGTTACCTGTGGATGGCGGGAATGGAAGTCATCCACCTGATCGCGGGAACAAACGATCCCCTGACAACAGAGTTCCGCGCATACAGGTTCCTCCCCGACATGGATACACAAGGACGATGCACGGTGGAAGAGGTTGAACTTCGCATCGATCAGGAAGCACTAGCGGCGTAGATCAAACAGTGTAAACTCCGCAACGTATGCAAACTGACACATCAAGGCTTGACTCATTACCGCTGACGCAAGACCACACCAAGGAGACATGGCATGGCAGTTGTGAAGAAGGCGGCGGTGAAGAAGCCTGTTCCGGGTACACGTACGTTTAAGCGTAAGGCGGGTACTGCGGGTAAGGGACACCAACTGACGAAGAGTCCCATCGTCGCGGAACAGGCCATCGACTGCTACGACCTGAAGTTGAAGGGTCTTTCAAACCGTGCAATCGGAGCGCAGTTGGGCATCAGTGAAGGCACGGTGCGCAGGCGTGTGGCGAAGCGGCTGGAGGAACGTGTCGCACCGAAGGTCGAGGAATACCGCACCATCATGTTCGACAGGTGCGAGCGGCTTCTGAACAAGTTGGATGACGCCATCGAGTGCGGCGACGAGAAGGCCGTTGGCGCATACGTGCGGGTGATGGAACGACAGGCGAAGTTGCTGGGCCTGGATGCAGCGCTTCAGGTGGAAGCCACTGTTGCGGATGTTGAAGCCGATCCGGAAGTCGTGGACCGCATCACGCAGGCGCGGAACAAGTCCACTGCAACACGTGCCGCGATGATTGCTGCCGCTGAAGTCAACGCTGCTGCGTCTGGACAAGATGAAGAGTGAACGCGGAAGAGTTCGACTTCGACAAGTATCTGGCGCAGTACGACCCTGTGCTGATCCGTAGGTCGTCGTCGTACCGGCGTGCGGTGACGTTTGACGAGCCACTGCTGTTCGCGTACATCTACCGCAAGAAAGCACTGTCGCAGGGGATTGGAGAAGTTACATTCGCTGACTTCCACCTGGATCTTGCGGAGTATGGCAAGACATGGATGGTGCCTAAGCAGTACAACGCGACGAAGGGCAACCGTGACATCTTCGTCGCACCACGGAACATGGGGAAGTCGACGTGGCTGCACAACATCCTGCCGTTGTGGGCAGCAGCACACGGACACATCCGCATCATCGCTGGATTCGCCAACGCAAGCGACCGCGCGAAGGAACGTTTCGGGAACTTCAAATCCCAACTCGACACCAACGAGCTACTTCGCAAGGACTACCCCGAACTAGTGACGCCGTTGATGCGCCGACGTGGCTTCAGCGTGGACGACACGCAACTGTCGTACCGCGCAGTCAGTGGCTTCGCCTTCAAAGCGTTTGGAGTTGATGGAGACGCGCTCGGTATGAACATCGACGACGAGCGGCCTGACCTCATCATCCTGGACGACATTGAAGAGGAGTACAGCGAAGAAGAGCGCAACAAGCGACTGGCGCGGATCAGAACTTCAATCCTTCCAATGGAGGACCGCGCACACGTCGTCATGGTTGGTACAACGTTGATGCCGAACAACCTCATCCACCAAGCAGTTAAGTCAGTGAAGTTCGGCGAGCACGTTGCATGGATTGAAGAAGAGCGGTTCCGTGTCCACCACTACAAGCCGATCCTGTTGCGGGACGACGCGAGCGAACGTAGCTGCTGGCCCGCCAGGTGGTCACTGGACACGTTGAAGGACATGCGGGGTACACGGGACTACCGGATGACGTGGGAGAACGATCCCATGGCGTTTGAAGGCCGCTACTGGCAGGACAGCGATTTCAAATACGGGTACCCCACGCCCATCGTCGGCAAGCTGATGTCGATCGACCCTGCTGTCACGACAACGAAGAAGTCGAACTTCACGGGCATTGCGGTGATTGGACTCAACCGGCTTACGAAACAGTGCATCGTCACGGACGCGGAGGAAGTCAAACTCGCGGGCGAACGACTGCGGGCACACGTACTGAAGAAGCTTGCTGCGGACCCGGAGATCAAAGCTGTCCTGATTGAAACTAATCAAGGCGGGGAGAACTGGGCCGCCATCCTGCATCACCTCCCCGTCAAACTTCAGTACAAACACCAGGGCGGGACAGGTAGCAACAAGCAGGTACGTGCGACACGCCTGCTGACGTACTACCAACGCGGTGCGGTACTTCATGCCGCTAAGTTGCACACGCTGGAAGAGCGCATGGTGGCGTACGACGGGCGCAAGAACGATGACCTCATCGACGCGGTAGGCACGGGCGTGGAGTGGCTGCTGTTCCCGTCGAGCAAGACGAAGAAGAACGAAACCGTCTACCAGGCATAGGAGTGACCGTGGCGATAACCAACTCAGACGTCGTGGCTTCGTACATGAAGTTCGACGCCGCTCAACCGAAGTACCGGACTGCGGAGTTGTTCTACGAAGGTGAGATCGGGCGCACGTTCGGAAGCGAGCGTGTGCAACTACTGATGGACCGCATGAACATCGGCAAAGTTGAGGACTTCAACTTCGCGTCCATCCCTGTCGACGCGGTGTGCAACAAGCTTCAGGTGACGACGGTCAGTTGTGCGACGTACGACGGCAAGCCGCACGAGCAGGCGCAGCAGATCATCAGCGAGGGGTGGAAGCGCAACAAGCTGAAGTTGGAGTCGTTCGCGTTGCACCAGGGCGCGTGCGAGTACGGCGACTACTTCGTTCTCGTGTGGCCGGTGTTCGACGCCGACAGCAAGAAGCCCATCGGGTTCGACTTCGTGCGTGAGTCCCCGCGCAACATGCGGCTGTTCTACGACGAGGATTCCAACTTCACCAAATCACACGCGATGAAGTGGTGGTGTGAGGGTGAAGGCGGGGACAAGTCCAAGCTCGTTCACTACATGACGCTGTACTACCGGGACCGCATCGAGTTCTGGTGCACCGAGGCGGGACAAGACCCGAAGTTGCCGCAGTCGTGGGTAAGTCGGCGGGAGGACGAACCCAATCCCTACGGACAGGTTCCCGTCTTCCACTTCCGCACATCCATGAGTGACAAGTACGGCCGCCCGGAACACATCAAGGCGTACGGACCACAGCGGTTCATCAACCACGTCATCTCCAACTTCAGCGTGACCATCGACTTCATGTCGTACCCGCAGCGGTATGCGCTGATGGACCCGAAGGGCGATGACCCGAATGTAAACAAGCAAGACCCGTTCGACCTGAACGACGCCGACGACGATCCCGAAGGCGAGGGACACGCACCCTTCAACGCCGACCCTGCTGCCATCTGGAAGTTGTTCGGCATGACGGGGGTGGGCCAGTTCAACCCTGCGGACCCGAGCAACTTCATCGAGCCGCTGGACCGTGCGGTCAAGTCCATGGCACAACTGACCGAGACGCCCTTCCACTACTTCGACCCGTCCGGTGACACTCCATCCGGTGAAAGCCTGCGTACCGCGAACGAACCGCTGTACGTGCGAGCCGAGCGACTGGAGATGTTGTTCGAAAGTGAATACCAGGACTCGCTGTCGTTCGCGCTGTCGTTCTTCGGGATTGAAGATGTTGCAATCGACGTGAAGTGGAAGGCCGTACGCATGGTGTCCGACGCCGAGGGGTGGACGGTCATCGCGCAGAAGGTGGCGCTCGGCGTGCCCCTGCGGCAATGCCTCCAGGAAGCCGGGTACGAAGACGAACTGGTCAACTCGTGGCTCAACCAGGGTAGCGACGTACAGCAGCGTCTAGGCGTGCTGAAGGGCATTGCCGATGTCATCGAGTCGCTGGGTGCATCCATGGCACTGGGCATCGTCGACACGGTGCAGGTGAAGAAGATCGTCGCGGATCTGATTGGTGAAGCTGTAGACGACGAGCCCAAGGACTGATCGTGGCCAAGACACTGCGCGAGAAGCACGACGAGCAAGCGCTGAACCACGAGCTTGCATCGGAGGCGTTTGTATCCGCTGAACTTCGCAAGGCAATCAGCAGTGTCGCGCGCCAGGCAACGAAGGCGTACGTGCAGGCGGCGGGAAGGATCACCCAGCCTCTCCCGCTGTCCGGCCGTATTCAGTTCGTCAACACCGTCATCGCTCTGCTTCGTGCGCTGAACCCCAACGTGAAGTCGCGGCTCATGAAGAGAGTTAAAGACGCGATGCGGATCGGTGCACAACAGGCGCAGGAGAGCATCGGCCGCAAGGTGACGGTCAACCCTCGTCCCAACCGTGCGCTGACGAAGGAGATCAACGCGGTTGACAAGAAAGCGAAGGAGGACATCGACGCGGCTATCAAGTTCCTCAAGTTGAAAGGCAAGCGGGTCACGTACCGCGACTTGACGAAGGCAATAGCCATGGCGACTTCATCCGCTGAAAGAGTGGACCGTGCAACAAGGTGGGCGACCAACAAGGGCGTCAACGATGGGGTCGCCGTTGTAGCCACTGCAATCGGTGCAAGCAGGTTGTGGGTTGCGGAAGTTGACGCGTGTCTGCACTGCCTCGCGTATGCCGGTGAAGTGGCCAAGCCGGGCAAGCCCTTCAAAGGCGGGCTCACGTTCGCGGACAAGCCACTGTCGTTGGAACCTGTAGACGGACCACCGTTGCACCCGAACTGTCGTTGCCGTACTCAGCCGTGGTTGGGTACCAAGACCGGCGGTGGACCGGGCGACCAGCCGGACTCGTTGAAGCGCGAGGCGCAGCGAATCGTGTTGAAGGGGTGGAGTGCCCACTCGTCCGAAAAAGCCCGCCTACGTGCTGCTGACAGGCTTATCCGCCATGCACCCAACTTGCCCAAGTCCGTCATCAAACGAGCACGTCAGGATGTGTCGCTGGGCAAGTTCTCAAGTCGCATCCCCTAGGGTGTACGTACAATGACCGCAAAGGACGCAAGCCCATGTGGGCACAGCAACAGGAGAGGGTCGAGATGACCAGCACACTTGCCGCCGTATTCCCGCAACACCCCATCACCGGAGTAACCGCCATCGGGTTCAGTTCCGAAGACGAGCCGATCTGGCCTGTGTTCGGTGGTGCCGAAGACGACGACACGGACGACGATGCCGATGATGACGCGGACGAAGAGGAAGAGGACGACGAAGACGACGCGGATACCGACTGGAAGAAGCGGGCCAAGGACGCGGAAGAGCGCGCACGCAAGGCCAACTACGAAGCGGGCGCACGACGCAAGCTGCTGAAGAAGCACGGCATCGATCCCCGCACCGGTGAGAAGCGCACGTCTGTAGAAGATGAAGACGACACGGACGACGACGAGATCGACACCACGAAGAAGAAGACCGGCGAGGGCATCAGCGAGAAAGACGTGAAGGTGCGCGTCAAGAAGGCGGTCAACGCCGCCGTCGCGGATACCAAGCTGGAGTTGCAGCCGGTACTGCACGCACTGGCCCGTCGTGTCGCGCTGGACGACAGCGGTGTTCTCCCGGAGTGGCGTGAACTGCTGTCGGAAAAGCTCGATGTCGAAGAACTGGACGTGGACGACGAGGGCAACATCACCGGCCTGGACGAGCAGTTGACCGACCTGAAGCGCCGGTTCCCCAAGTGCTTCGCCAAGAAGGGCCAGCGGGTCGGTTCCGGACGGGAGACCGGCGGTGCACGGGACCTGGACGGCGGCAAGAAGGGCACCGGCACCAACAACAAGAAGACGTGGGATCAGCAGATGGACGACATGATGACCGGCGCGTCCTGACGCATGGGCGTGGGTACAATCTGCTAGCTTTCGCAGTACGGCAATAGTGCGGGTCCGTGTGGACACCTCTCGCAAGAAGCACGCTCATGGAGCAGACAGCGTTTCAAGCCATGAAGTTTCGTGCGGGCGGAAGGGGTTCACATGACTCGCACTCTTGCTTTCCTGGAGACCCGTACATCGGGTGACTACCCGGAGGGTTCCAACGGCCACGTGCCGACCACTGCTCTTCTCGGCTACGGGAAGAACCACGAGCCGATCTACCAGGTCGCGGGTGGTGCCGTCTCCGACGCCAACATCACTGCCTGGATTCCGATGGAGTACGAAAGCGAAGCGGTTGTCCGCGTTCGCTCGGAGTCCGCCATCGAGGCCATCGGCTACAAGTACGTGATGACTTCCAAGACGAAGTCGATCCCGCGTTCCGGTGCAACCAAGTCCCACGTCGGCACGACCTACGTGGACGACGACAGCACCAACGACGAAGTGGTCATCACAGCGCGCCGGTTCAACGGCCGCATCTCGTTCGACCAGGACGACCTGTCGGACGCCAACTCGCGCATGAACGTCCGCCAGACCAAGGCGAACGACTGGGCGTCTTCGTACGCCGACCTGTTCGACAACTCATGCTTGGGTGTGTCGGCCGATCAGAACCTCACGATCGACGGCACCACGCACAACTACATCGCGCCCTTCAAGTCCGTCTACTACATCCTGCGGAACACCACGGACGTCGGTTTGGGCTACACGGCGGACGACAACTACCTCACGTGGGACGACGACCTCACCACCACGACTTCGGCGGGCAACCTCTACGACAAGCTGTCGCAGGCGATCGGCAAGCTGGAGCAGGGCAAGTTCTGGTCCAAGAACGACACCGTCATCATCGCGGCTCCCGGATGGCGCGAGCAGCTTCGTCTGCTCAAGGACGCGCAGGGTCAGCCGGTCTTCATCAACAACCGCGACGCCAGTGGTGGCACGCAGAACGACTACCTGATGGGCTACCCGGTCTACTGGTCGCGTGGTGCCAAGGTGGCCGGTAAGGCGACCGACGACCCGACCGGTGCCGACCTCATCTTCATCGCCAACAAGCGCTTCCTGGCGCGTGGTGACCGGGTGGGCGACAGCGGTTCGGCGGCTCCGGAGTCCAGCTTCGCGCTGGCCCGCCCGCAGGACGACACCGACGACGCGTCCATGAAGTTCCGTGTCCGGCGTGCGTTCGCTCTGACCCACCCGCGTGCGGCCGTGGTCATCCAGCGCGTCACCGACTGATCGAGGCAGCAACTACTGCAAGGCACATGAGGCCGGGCTCGGGAATCCCCCGGGTCCGGTCTCGTAGTTTAAGGAGATGAAGTCGTGGTTGCACGCAAGCCGGTCAAGAAGACTGCCGCAGCGAAGAAGACTATCCGGCCCTTCCAGAAGCCCGTAGCGGCTCCGGAAGACCTGGACCTAGACACGGATACCGAAGAGGAGTTTGAAGACGGTACGGACGACCTGGAGGGCACTGGCGACCCCTTCGCAGATGACGACGATGAGACGCTGGACCCTGACGAGGGTGATGAAGACCCGGACGCCGACGATGCGGTGCACAACTACGCGATGCGGGACTTCGTTCACAACGGCGTCTTCACCACGGAGTACGACGTGCCGACCGGAGGGTTCACCACGGAAGCACATCTCGGCTTCCTGAAGCGCGTGATTGCCGATGCGCAGTCGCTCGATCTGCATGCCCGCACCGCATCCGCCAATCGCATCAAGTTCAACCGGGACAAGACCAAGGTGACCTACGGCGTTTCCGTGCGGGAGAGCTGATGGTGCAACTGAACATCGTCGGGTACACGACCGGCGATCCACAGAAGGTGGACGTCACCGGCGACATCATGACCGGCAACCTGACCATCGAGGGGTCGGGCGGTAACAGCCGTGTCATCGCAATGGAGTCGTCGTTTTCAGGCGGTGAAAACACCACTGACAGCACGTCGCGTCTGATCCTGGAGTCGTACCAGCGGGCGCAGTTGACGGCCACCACGGGGCAACCAGGCCACTTCGGTGAAGTCATCCGTATCTACTCGCGGCGCTGGGACTCCAAGCAGATGATTGCTTGGTATGGACCGACTTCATACGACCCCACGACCCACCTCCCCGTTGGTAACGACACCGCGTGGTTCTGGATGGGTGCGCACTATGAGGCGAACGACCACGGTTCGGTACACGGTCACTGGTCTGTAGAAGTTCCAGACTCCAACGCGGAGTTGCAGACACGCTTCGACATGCGGATCTGGAATCCGGATACCGGCGAGTTCGGCATGGACGTCGGAGAGGCGACGTTCTACCAAACGCATCTCGACATCAACAACAACGGCGGCGTGCACTTCGACTACAACACCGGCGACATGGTGATGGGTCAAGGAACCAACCCCACGCCGACCAGCGTTGCGCGTCTTGATGTTCGCAATAACGGTGCCAAGGCGGCCATCTACGCCAGCACGACGGCTGACGGCACGGCGTCGACTGCTGTTGTCCGCGTTGAAACGTCGTCTGCTGCCAAGCGCGGTATCGACATGCGGGTTGTGGGCGACAACGTTTCGCGTGCACGACTGGATTCCAGTGGCACCAGTGGTTCGGGTGCGCTGACATTCGGAGACGGCACGGTTGCCGACGTACGGCTGTACCGCAGCGCTGTGGACGTGCTCTCCACGGATGACAGTTACGTCGTCGCTGTGCGGCAGACAGTGGGTTCCGCAACGCTGAACAGCCGCAAGTTCTACGTCGAAGATTCAGCCGGTACAACGCAGACGGCGCTCTTCAAAGTCACGGCAGCGGGTACGGCGTCGCAAGCTGTTGTCGCGGCTGAAGTCTTCGACACCACCAAGCGGGGCTTCGACTATCGCGTGACTGCGGACGGAACCTCGCGTTGGCGCGTGGGCATCAACGCCAACGGTTCTGGAGAACTTACATTCGGCAATGGCACACTGGCGGACACGAACCTGTACCGCGAGCAAGCCAACATGTTGAAGACCGACGACGTGTTCGTCATCAACAGCACCACGGGCGCATCGGCGTTGTCGTCGTTGGTGGGCGGATACGGCAACAGCGTCGCCTTCAAAGGTCTCGTGTTGCAGTCGTCTTACCCATCGGATGATATCGGTGGCGGGACAGACGGAACCGGGCGTCTGTATACCTTCCATTACCAGCGGGGTAACGCCTACAGCTTCGGTGAGTGGCACCGGGCCATGCTCATGCGCAGTGACGCGAAGGCCATGGACTCGATGTACCTGCCGATCCTCAATGGCAAAGTCGCGTTCAACGATGACCGCACACCAGCGTCGGGTGCTTCGTTCTCTCCCGCCTACTGGACCGGCGCGCACTTCGAAGCCAACGACCACGGCAGCATCCACGGTCACTGGGAACTGGAGATCCCGGACGAGAGTGGTGCGTTGCAAGGGCGTCTGGAAGTTCCCTACGTTGACCAGACGTTGACGGACGGGCTAGGTAACACCGTCTTCGGTATCGCGTACACGAACATCCGCACCAACCTTGCGGACTTCAGTGTTCGTGCGCAGTTGATGACGGCCGGTACGTACAGCGGGCAGGTAACCGCCTTGCGCATCGGTGGCAACAACACCGTCAACAAGGACATCAAGATGTCCATCAGCAGCGACATGAGCGACACCGGACGGCGCTGGGCCATTCGCGTCAACACCGACAGCGAAGTCGGTGGCGGCAACGTCGGTAGCAACTGGCAGCTCATCGCGTACGACAACAACGGCTCGCAGCTCGGGTCTTCAATCTCCGTAGACCGTGCAACGCGGAACACGACGTTTGGTGCCGCTGGTTCGCTCGGTGCACGCGTTGGTGTGTCGTGGGCTACGGGTCATGGCATCAGCGCGCAGCCGTCCATCTCGCCGGGCTCAAGCAGCGCGTACGACGCCACCATGACAGCAACGACGGACCGGGCCTACCAGTCGCGTGTTTCAGGGGATACAAGCTCGCGGCACGTCATCTACACCGATGGCAAGTTGGAGTGGGGAGACGGTACTTCGCGGGACACGAACCTGTACCGCATCGGTGCGAACCGTCTTGCCACGGACGACAGCTTCACCATCACTGCCGGGGAACTCTCGATCGGTGCCGGACTATCGGGCAACAGCGTCTTCAGTTACACCAACGCAAGTGCGACGAACAACGGGCTCAACCTCACCAACACCGCAAGTGCGGGAAACAGTGGTTCGCCACACGTCCGTATGGAATCCATCAACGTCGGGTCGCTGGCGTTCACATCCCGCATCACCGGGGACACGTCGTCACGCTTCCTGCAAACCGTCGCGGGCTCGATGCAGTGGGGGCCAGGTGGAAGCGCAAGCCGTGATGTGACTCTGTACCGCAACGCCGTGGGCCAACTGAAGACGGACACCGGTTTCACTGCGGCAAACGTCAGCATCGGTGCCGCACTGGATACCTCGCTGTTGTACGTCAGCGGTGACGGCACGACTTCGAACGTGAAGTTGGTGACTTCAGCGGAGACAAGCCCGAGCACTGCTGTTCTACGGATTGAAATCCCCACACCTGCAACGGCTTCGGTTTCGAAGCGTGGTTTCGACTACCGGGTTGCGAGCGACAGTGTGTCGCGGATCAGGTTCGACATGAACGGTGGACTTGACGCGGACGGCACAACGGTGTCGGCTTCAGGTTCGGGAACGCTGTGGTTCGGTGACGGTGCACTTGCGGACGTTAACTTGTACCGCAAGGGCGCGAACATCATGCGGACCGACGACAAGTTCGTCACGCTCGCTGGCCTTGGTATCGGCAACAGCACGGTGGCAACGTCGGCAGTCGGTGCACTGGCGCGCAAGATGCAGGTCTTCGACGCGGCGGGTAACTCGCTCGGTTTCGTTCCGATCTACACGAGCATCAGTTAGGAGGTTGCCATGTCTGAAGTTCTGCAAGGACAGGACATCACCATCACGGGCACGTTCCTGGAGTACGCGGGTGGCCCGCCTGCTCCGGTGTCCGCTGTGACCGTCACCATCACGTCATCGCTCACTGGTCTGGCGGTAGTGGGTCCGACCGCAACGGGCGTCCTGAACCTCGCTACGGGCGTCTACAGCTACACGTGGTCGGTACCCGAAGACCAGGCTGCCGGTGATTACGCCATCTCGTTCGACGCGACCGACGCGCAGGACGACGACGTTTCAACTTCTGGAACGTTTACAGTCCGGCTCTTCACGGACGAGACGTGGGCAACCATCCTGGATGTTTCGCGGTACACGGGCGTTGCTGTCGAAGAAACGGATCTCTTCCAAGCGCAAGCCATCATCGAGTTGTTCAGTGGTACGACGATCCTGGCTTCGCACGGCGAGATGATCACGACGCGGAACCTTCGGCTGCTTCGCATGGCGGTGTCGTACGAAGCGGTGTTCCTGAAGGACCACCCTGGCTTGTTCACGGACGCCGACGTCGAGAACTATTCGCAAGACGGCTCCAGTGCCACGTACAGCCACGTGAACGCCGCCCTGCTAGCTCCACTGGCAAAGCGTTGTCTCGACCGCTTGTCGTGGAAGCTGGAGCCCCTACGTGCCCTGCCTCGCAACCGGCGTGCCGGGATCGACATGGGCATCACGTCCAGCATCATGGACACCGAGGCGGGCGACAAATACTTGGTGTGGGAGACGATGTGAGGACCACGACGACGATCAGCGTTTATCGCGGGACAACGACCAACGACTACGAAGACGTGGTTGCGTTGAACGATGAGACAACGCTGGTCGCGTCCGGTGTGCTCGCCAGCATCATCGAGCAATCGCGCCGGGTCTTCACTCCCGTCAGTGACCCCGCGATGGACACCCGTGTCGTCAGGTATTGCACCGGCCGTATCCGAACCGGTGTCGACCTGCGCAACGACGACCGCGTGAAAGACGAGCGCACCGGTACGATCTACATCGTGGAGGGGATGCGACAACCATCCTCACCAGTACGCACCAACGAAATCGTCTTCGACATGAAAGTCATAGCAAGTTAAACAACTGAAGATGCGGTCTTATGCGGGACAACCGTTCGGCCGCACCCTCACTTCCACGCTGACGAAGCAGGAGGTAACCGTGGCGTACGCCGTAATCATGGCGGGCGGCTGGTCGGAGAAGATCGACCTTGCTGTCGAGAAGAACATGCTGCGTCCAGTGGCGGAAGCAATCCTGGACGACATGAAGCGCGGTTGCCCCAAGGACACGTGGGAGCTGCACAACTCGCTGGGTATGGCTATCCGGGGAAACGTCGCACGGATCGGTTCGACTCTCGACCGGTCCGTCTTCACCGAGATGGGTACCAAGCCGCACATCATCCGCAGTCATGGGAACTATCCCCTGCGGAACAAGGCAACCGGCGAGGTCTTCGGCCGCGTGGTCCACCACCCTGGTACTCCTGCGGAACCGTTCATGCGTCGTGCCCTCTACCGCAGAAGGAGTGGCTGACATGACGCTTGCATTGCACCCCAACAACGAGATGGTCGCCGTGGCGTGGATCAAAGCCATGCTGGACATCACTTCAGTAGCTACAACGCTGCCGGACAAAGAGTCATGGGGCGAAGACGGCTTCGTCCAGGTGTCCAACGTCGGCGGCGAGAGCAACATCTACGTCCCCATGCGGGAACCGATCCTGTCCATCGACTGCTGGGGCTGGTCAGCCAACAGCGCCAAGCCAGCGTGGAACCAGGCGAACAATCTTGCGGAAGCAATCCGTATGGCGTCCTTCGACTACGACAACGCTGGACGCCTGCTTTCACTGCCTGGAAGTTATCCAGACGCACGAGTGAAGTCGGTGTACCTGA